ATGAAAAAAGTATCACGCAGAGATTTTATCGCCCTCACGGCGGGAGGAACGGTGGCGCTGGCCGCCGGTCAGGTCCACGCTCACGACAGCAGCGTTAAGTCCTGGCCCGCCAGCGTCAGGGATCCCGGCCCGCACGATCCCGTTCGCGAGGCCGAGAACCCGGATATCGTCGATCCACCCGCTACCGACAGCGGCACGCTGCCAAACCTGCGCTTCTCCTTCAGCGACGCCCACGTCCGCAAGGGCAGCGGCGGCTGGACCCGGCAGGTAACCCAGCGCGAGCTGGGTATCTCTACCACCATCGCCGGCGTCGATATGCGCCTTAACGCCGGCGGCATCCGCGAGCTGCACTGGCACAAAGAGGGCGAATGGGCCTACATGACCTACGGCAACGCGCGCGTGACGGCGTTTGATACCGACGGCGGCTGGTTCGTGGACGATATCGGCGTCGGCGATCTGTGGTACTTCCCGCCGGGTATTCCGCACTCTATCCAGGGCCTCGGCCCCGACGGCTGCGAATTTCTGCTGGCCTTCGACAGCGGCGGATTCGATGAGGACAGCACCTTCCTGCTCTCGGACTGGTTTAAGCACATCCCGCCGGACATTCTCGCCAAAAACTTCCAGGTCCCCGTGTCCACCTTTGCAAAACTCCCCTCCCCGCAGGATGAGTACATCTTCGCCGGCAAAGTACCGGGTAGCCTCGATGGCGATGCCATCAAAGGCGCCGCGAAGTCAAAAATTCGCTTCACCCACCGCATGCTGGCCCAGGATCCGATTAAGGCTCCCGGCGGCACGGTAAGAATTACCGATTCTTCGGTCTTTCCGGTGTCGAAAACCATCGCCGCCGCGCTGGTAGAGATCGAACCCGGCGGCCTGCGCAAACTGCACTGGCATCCGAACAACGACGAGTGGCAGTACTACCTCGAAGGCGAAGGCCGGATGGGCGTTTTCGCCTCCTCCGGACAGGCCAGAACCTTTGACTACCGCGCCGGCGACGTCGGCTACGTGCCGTTTGCCATGGGGCACTACGTGGAGAATACCGGCAAAACGACGCTGCGCTTTCTGGAGCTGTTCAAGAGCGATTACTACGCGGATATCTCGCTCAACCAGTGGCTGGCCAGCACGCCGCCGGAGCTGGTGAAACAGCACCTCGGACTGGACGATACGTTTATGCAGGCGCTGAGTTTGCGAAAAGCGCCGGTGGTGAAGTAGCGCAGTACCGCTGCAGTCGGAGCCATCTGGCGAGGCTCCGACTCGCAGCTTACAGATGCTTCTCAAGCGTTAACGTCACCAGACCGTAGGGGGCAACGTCACTGATACTGCACTCAAAGTCGGCGGCAGTATTGGTCAGGTGAATTTTACCGCCGGGCAGCCGAACGACATCAAAGACATCCAGCGAGCCGTCAATGCTGATAAACCAGCGCCCGTTGCCGAGCGTTTGTGCAGAAGTATCAACCAGCCAGCCGATATTGAGTCCCTGAATAAAGACTAAATCTGCGCCGTTTTGCGTCACCAGAGAGTCATCCAGCGCCCAGCGCCCCGCCTCCTTCAGCGCGCCGGATTCGAGGCGATAGCGGGCAATACGGTGTACGCCCGCATCGGCGGCGGTCTGAGCCGGCTGCATAAACATTTCGCCTTTCCCCGTCGCCAGCCAGCGCAGCGATACGCCGGTGTCCAGCGCACAGGCCACCACCACGTCCCCCGGAAAGAACTCGCGCCTTACCCAGGTACTGATCGTGCCGGACGAGATATCAAGCAAATCGCCCAGCTCCTTCTGCATCCGGAACCCGTAAGCGTCAAGGATCCGACGAAGCACCGGCCGGCCGCCGGTCGCCAGGATCTCCTCATACAGCGATTTACCCTGCAGCTGGACGCTACTCTCCTTATTTGCATTTGCAAATTTTCCGTTCACCAGCCAGTACAGATCGGCATCGGTATCCAGCGCACACTTCACCACAGCTTTGTAGGGAATGCTGTCGCGCTGTAGCCATGAGCTGATGTTGTTGGCGGGAACATCCAGCGCTTCTGCCAGGGCTCTCTGGCTGGAAACACCGTACGCGGAGCTTATCCGCTCCACGATCTCTTGCGCATTTAAATTCTCTTCAGGCATAGTCACCACACAACAAAAAAGCGATTTACACAAACGCATATGCGATCTACATTATTTACATACGTTATGTATGGGTAGATGCATTATCTTCTCAGGTTAATAGCCTGATATTGCGTGATACCAGTGACAAAATCAACGGTAAATCCCCGCAAAAGCTTTCAAATGCAAGTTATGCGAGGAGACACCGACGAACAATGAAACGACCTACAACGATTGCAGGAGGTATTTATGCCCGTTCAAATAGCGCCTTCAGCGGGACACTTAAACGTAGGCCAGCGCACCCGGGGCCTGGACCAGATATCAAAACTGCGGGCGCAGTACTGGGACGAGGATGGGAAAGCGCTGCGCGCATTTTTCGCCGCAATGCAGAACAGACGCGATCCTGAGTATTCCCGCAATTTCCGGGCACTCTCGGCGCTGCTCTTTCTTGCCGGTATTCCCGCCGGCCGCCACGCGCTGCCGCTGGAGTCGCTCTCCACGGCAGAGCGTACCGCGCTTATCCACGCTATGAATCAGTTCAGGGCCATGGTCAGCCTCTTTCCGGGACGCCTCAGCCTGCCACGTTAACCCCAAAGCAACGCCCTTTGACGTCAACCCGTCGGGGCGCGCTTTGCCTGAATTCAGGAGACAGCCAATGACTTTTTTAGACGACAGCGATGAAAAGATCGCGCAACTCATCTTCCAGACCCGCTGCGCGGAGCGCGTCAAGCTGGCCCGCCGCTTCACCGCGCGGCTCTCGGCCCTTGCGGATCATATTCACCGCTATGAACTCACCGGCACAGAAGCGGCAGAGCTTCTGCTGCAGGAAGAAGAGCGTATGCGCACCTCTGACGCGGAGGTGCACTGATGGCCGATGATATGGATCGCGCCCAGCAGTATGAACTGGAAGAGAGAGAGCGCTATATTCGCCGCGCCCGACGTGAGGTCTTTGCACCGTCCAGCGCCTTTTGCGAAGCCTGCGACGCGCCGATCCCTGCCGCGCGGCGCGCGGCGGTGCCCGGCGCCGTCTTCTGCATAACCTGCCAGCAGCGCTATGAACAGCAGCAGCGTCACTTCCGGAGAGGCACGTGATCCCGCAGGCTTTTGCGTGGCCGTGGAACGCCCCGCGCCGGGCTATCGGCAGCCCGGGGCTGACCCACCGGCAGCAGCGGGAGCGCCACCAGCAGATTGTGGCCCTGCTCGCCGCCCGCCGCGCTATTGCGCTGCTTCCCGACTGCCTGCAGCGGGAAATTCACCGCCGCAGCGACGCGCTGGAAGCGCGTGAGGGAGCGCCTGCCGCCAATGCGTATATCCGCTACGTCGGCGCGCACCGGCTCCCGCGCGCTGAAAAGGTCATGGCGCAATGGCGGATTGCCGCCGTCTCGCCCACCGTCACGCAGCAGATATTCCGCGGCCACTTCGACACTGACTTTCTGCAGTTTCTGGCCGCCCGTCTGGTCAGCATGACATCCCGCTATAACCGGCTGGCGGACATGAACCGGGCCGACGTTGACCGGCTGGCGGAGGATATCGCCCACTTTATCCGCGCCGAGCTGGCGAACGTCGACGTCGCTGGAGAGTGTGACGGCAGCACGCTGTATCGCTGGTATCTCCACGCCGCCGCCATCTGCCAGCAGTTTAACGTCACGCCGCCCTGCTGGCCGCGCGTCAGTCAGAAAAATATCGACCATAAGCAGCTGGGGCCGGCGGTCATTCGCATGTTCAGCAAGGCGTGGTGGCGCAGCCGGCTGCGGCGCACCGCCCTGCAGTGGCGAGAGCACCTGCTTATCGCCTTTGGCTGCGTCAGCCGCAGGGAGCATCCTTTCGCCAGCAGCGGCTGCCTGCGCGAGTGGCGGGAGCAAAAACGGCGCACCCGCGATTTTCTCAAGAGCATGGAGCTTGAGGATGAAGAGGGGCACCGCATCAGCCTGATCGACAAATATGACGCCTCGACGGCAAATCCGGCCATTCGCCGCTGCGAGCTGATGACGCGCATTCGCGGTTTTGAAAATATCTGCCAGCAGCTGGGCTTCGCCGGGGAGTTCTGTACGATCACGGCGCCGGCGGCCTGGCACGCCACGTTAAGCAGCGGGTGCCCCAATCCGGCCTGGAACGGCGCCTCTCCCCAGAACACCCAGCGCTGGTTCAATCAGCTATGGGCAAAAATACGCGCTCGCCTTCACCGCGAGAATATCCGCATTTTCGGGCTTCGGGTCGCGGAGCCGCATCACGATGCCACGCCGCACTGGCACCTGCTGATCTTTCTGCGCCCGGAGCACCTTGAGGCGTTTCGCCGGACGGTGCGCGACTATGCCCTGGCCGATGACGCGCACGAACTGCGCAGCGAAAGCGCGAAGCAGGCTCGCTTTCACTCCGTGGTCATGGACAGCAGCAAAGGCAGCGCCACCGGATACCTTGCCAAATATATTGCCAAAAATATTGACGGCTACGCCCTCGACGGCGAGCGCGAGCGCGAGAGCGGCAGGCCGCTGAAGGAGACCTCGGCGGCCGCCACCGCCTGGGCAAGCCGCTGGCGCATCCGCCAGTTTCAGTTTATCGGCGGCGCGCCGGTCACCGTCTGGCGCGAGCTGCGCCGCCTGCACAATCGCGCGGCGGCCGGGAGCCTGAGCGTCGCGTTTGCCGACGCGCATTCAGCCGCAGACGCCGGAGACTGGGCAAGCTATGTCAACGCCCAGGGCGGCCCCTTTGTCAAGCGCGACGCCCTGCAGGTACGCGCCTTTTATCAGCCTTCGCAGCACGTTAACCAATATGGGGAGGCGTTGATGTGCATTCGCGGCGTCTACGACCGGCTGGCGGGAGAAGACTTCGCCATCATCACCCGCCCGACGCAGTGGAAAATAGTGCCCCGCCGGCGGGAAGAGGTGCGCGCGCAGAGCGGGCCGTCTTGGAGTTCTGTCACTAACTGTACGCCAGACGGCGTCGATTTTCTGACCGACGATCTTTCCCGCCCGCTCAACCGACGGCAAAGACAGACCTTAACCCGCTGGTTGCGCGTAATGGGCTCGCGCAAGGCATCATACGGAGTAATAAGATACCGAAAATAAATAACAGCTATATCAGTAAGATAAGCAGGTCGCAGTTTTTGCTATTTTTTTTCGCATACCGAAATGACATGTGTTACTGTATAAATATACAGTTACCGTATAGGAGAGATTCATGGTTGGGGAACAGGTCAACCGGACGCAGTACAGATGGGCGTGCGTGCAATTTATCGCAGAGGTTTCTCTGCTAGCCAACTGCAAGCCTACGGATCTCAAGCTCGCCTTAAGCCTGATTGCCGATCTGGCGAACAGTGAAAATAGCGAACCTGACGACACGCTGTTTTACAAAGCGGAATGAAAAGGAGCTAACGTCAACACCTCGTCAGTATAAAGCACTGAACTCCCCTGGCGCTGTTGTGCCAGGGATGACCCGCCCCGCATCAATGGCCCTTCTCCCTCTTCCCGAAGACACTATCTGCATACCCTTTTCTCACCCACAGCGAGGCTAAACAGATGCAGGTAATCGCACAACAGGGGGACACCCTCGATGTTATTTGCGTTCGTTACTACGGACGCAGCGCCGGCGTTTTTGAAACAGTGCTTGCCGCCAATCCGGGCCTGGCCGACGCCGGTCCGCTTATTCCCTACGGCACCGCCGTCGAACTTCCGCAGGTGCAGAGCGCGCCGACCGCCGAGAGCATCAACCTATGGGATTGAGCGTCGACAAAATCAGCACTTTCCTTACCTACTGGCTATCGATGCTGCTGGCCTTTTTTGGCGTACAGACGGCGGAAAAGCTGGCCCTGCTGACGGGCAGCCTGTGCGCCATCTTCACTGCGCTGGTCAACTTCTGGTATCGCCATAAAACCTGGCGCTACCTGGCCGAGCTGCGCGACAAAAAGGAGAGGCGATGAACAAAGTAGCCACCCGCTGCGCGGCAGCGGCCGTGCTGGCGCTCGCCGCGCTGGTCCCGGACTATCACCGGCTCCACACCTCGCCGGAGGGGCTGGCTCTGCTGGCCGATCTTGAGGGATGCCGGCTGCGCCCCTACCGCTGCAGCGCCGGCGTATGGACATCGGGCATCGGCCACACGGCGGGTGTCGTGCCGCACAGGACCATTAACGAGCGCGAGGCGGCGGTCAACCTGGTGGCTGACGTGATTCAGGTTGAACAGCGCCTGAAGGGCTGTATTCCTGTACAGATGCCGCAGCCTGTCTACGACGCGCTGGTCAGCTTCACCTTTAACGTTGGCGCAGGCGCCGCCTGCCGCTCGACGCTGGCGGCCCTGCTCAATGCCCGCCAGTGGCGCCGGGCCTGCGAGCAGCTGCCGCGCTGGGTGTATATCAACGGCGTAAAAAGCCCCGGTCTCGAAAAACGGCGCCAGCGCGAACGCGCCCGGTGCCTGCAGGGGGCGTCATGAGGATCGCTATTGTCCTGCTGCTCGCCGCCACTCTGGCCCTGCTGTTTACCCGGATTGAAAACAACAGGCTCAGGCGCGATCTGAAGGAAGCCAGCCAGCTGGCGGGCGCGCAGAAGCTCAATCTCGATCGGCTAAACGCCGAGCGTGCCGCCCTCGACGACAGGCTAAAACGCAGCGATGCCCTCCAGCAGGCGTGGCGGCAAAAACTCAACGCGGCGGCGGACGCCTCCGCGCGCCGGGAACAGACGATTGCGAGGCTACTTAATGAAAATAGCGACGCGCGCCGCTGGTACGGCAGCGCTCTTCCTGATGCTGTGCGCCGGATGCACCAGCGCCCCGCCTGCGCCTCCGCCGGTCGCTGTCTACAACCGCTGCCCGCCGGTGACGCTCTGCCCGATGCCGGCAAGCAGCCCGACCACTAACGGCGACCTGAGCGCCGACATTCGCCAGCTTGAGCAGGCGCTCGCGCGCTGCGCTATCCAGATTGAAATGATCAAACACTGCCAGGAGCAAGACCATGATGAAACCCGCTAGCCTTCGCGACGCGCTGCTTAAAGCCGTCCCTGCGGTTGCCGCCAATCCCGACATGCTGACCGTAAGCGTAACCGGCGGCACCGTCGTGACGACCGCAGCCACCTCGCTTTCCTACGAGAAGCAGTATCCCCTCACCCTGCGGCTGGAGGGATTTAAGGAGGATATCAATACGCTGCTGGTGCCGATCATCGCGTGGCTGCGCGATAACCAGCCGGACATTATGACCCGCGGCGAGGAGCAAAAAAGCGGCTTCAGCTGGCGTGCCGAAAGCGGCGAAGAGGGCGGCCAGAACCTCACCCTGACCCTGCAGCTCACCGAGCGCACCCTGGTCACCGAAAGTGACGGAGCGCTTTACGCCACCGATTTACCCGAACCGCTGCCTGAGCCACCGGTCACCCGGCCCAAAGAGCTGTACGTGCACGGCGAACTGGTGAGCCGCTGGGCGGAATAACTGCCCCGGCTGTTGTGTGGCCGACCGGCGAATGGCATCTGATTGCGACGACAACCCCTCAACGGCATCCTTCTCCTATGAATATATACGACAACATTTACGACCTTAGCCGCCTGATGCGCAACGTTATCCGCATCGGCGTCATCAGCGAAATTGACCTGCAGCGCGGCCGCTGCCGGGTGCAGAGCGGCGGCCTGCTGACCGACTGGCTCCCGTGGCTGACCCAGCGGGCGGGAAAAGCCCGCACCTGGTGGGCACCCTCCATCGGCGAGCAGGTGCTGCTGCTGGCCATCGGCGGCGAGCTGGATACGGCATTTATCCTGCCGGGTATCTTCTCTGATGACGCTCCGGCGCCGTCGGCCTCCGCAAACGCGCACCGCATCGTCTTTCCCGACGGCGCCGTTTTTGAATACGAGCCGGAGACCGGCGCGCTCGCGGTATCAGGTATTAAAACCGCGCAGATCGCCGCCTCCGAATCCGTCACGGTGACGGTCCCACAGGTCACCGTCAACGCCAGCAGCCGCATCACGCTGGACGCGCCCGAGGTGGTCTGCACCCACAAGCTAACCACCGCCACGCTGGAGGTTCAGCAGGGCGGCACGATGCAGGGGAACATAACCCACGAAGGCGGCGCGCTGTCGTCCAACGGTAAGGTCCTGCATACCCACCTCCATCCGGGCGACAGCGGCGGCAAAACAGGAGCACCACTATGAGCATTCGCTATCTCGGCATGAACCGCAGCAGCGGCCGTTCACTGACCGATACGGATCATATCCGACAGAGCCTCAGCGACATTTTACGCACGCCGGTGGGGTCGCGGGTAATGCGCCGCCAGTACGGCTCGCTGCTGTCGGCAATGATTGACCAGCCGCAAACCCCCGCTCTGGAGCTACAGATCATGGTCGCCTGCTACATGGCCGTTCTCCAGTGGGAGCCGCGCGTCCAGCTCAGCGCCGTAACAACAGAACGTCAGTTTAACGGCCAGATGGTCGTCAATCTCGAAGGCGAGCTGCGCAGCAGCGGCGAATCACTTTCATTAACCCTTTCAGTGAGTTAAATCATGCCGATTATTGACCTGAGCCAGCGGCCCTCCCCCGATGTGGTCGAGGAGCTGGACTATGAAAACATTCTTGCCGAACGTAAAGCCCGGCTCATCTCTCTGCTGCCGGAGGACCAGCAGGAGGCGGTAAGCCGCACGCTGGCGCTGGAGTCTGAGCCTCTGACCAAGTTTCTGGAAGAGAACGCCTATCGCGAAGTCCTGCTGCGCCAGCGGGTTAACGAAGCCGCCCGGGCGGTGATGCTGGCCTATGCGCAGGGAAGCGATCTCGATGTGATGGCGGCCAACAACAATACCGAACGGCTGACTATCGCGCCGGGCGACGATACCACCATTCCGCCTACGCCGCCGGTGATGGAGTCCGATACGGATCTTCGCCTGCGGGCACAGCAGGCGTTTGAAAGTCTGAGCGTAGCCGGGCCAACAGGCTCCTATGAATATCATGGCCGTAGCGCTGATGGTCGAGTAGCAGACATATCTGTCATTAGCCCTGAGCCCGCCAATATTACGATAAGCGTACTGGCACGCGACGGCGATGGTACCGCCAGCAAAGAGCTACTGAATATCGTCGAGAAGGCGCTCAATGAAGAAAATGTTCGCCCCGTGGCTGATCGGGTAACAGTACAAAGCGCAAAAATAGTGCCGTACACAATTGATGCCACTCTCTACTTCTATCCCGGTCCGGAAGCAGAACCGATCCGTAAAACAGCAGAGGCTCAGCTGAAAGCCTATATCAATTCGCAGCACCGACTTGGCCGAGATATCCGCAAATCAGCAATCTATGCCGCACTGCATGTAGAGGGAGTTCAACGCGTAGAACTGACGGCCCCGGAAAAGGATATCGTGCTGGATAGTTCACAGGCATCCTGGTGTACCGACTACAAGATAGCGAATGGGGGCTCGGATGAGTGAATCTCGCCTCTTACCCGTTGGGTCGTCATCATTAGAGATAGCTGCTACTCAAGCGGCTGCCGAGATAGAAACGATCCCGGTTCCCTTACGCCAGCTGTGGGATCCGCAAACATGCCCTGACGAACTTTTACCCTGGCTTGCATGGGCGTTCTCCGTTGACCGGTGGGATGAAAACTGGCCAACAGAAACGAAGCGTGAAGTGATCCGTAATGCGTTTTTTATCCATAGCCACAAAGGCACTATTGGAGCAATTAGACGTGTTGTTGAACCTTTAGGTTATCTGCTCAAAGTTACAGAGTGGTGGGAAACTGACGATCCTGCGGGCACATTTCGTCTTGATATCGGCGTCCTCGACACTGGCATTAGTGAAGAGATGTATCAGGAGATGGAGCGGGTTATTGCTGATGCTAAACCTGCAAGCAGACATTTAATTGGTCTTAATATTATCCAGGATGTCACCGGTTTCTTATACACCGGTGCCCTGAATTACGACGGTAACATCATCACTGTTTACCCAGGTTAAGTGAGATAAATATGGCAACGAAATTTAGAACAATTGTAACTAAAGCCGGTGCAGAAAAGTTTGCTGCAGCGCTAACTTCCGGTGGCAAGAAAGTCAATATTACTGAGATGGCCGTTGGCGATGGTAATGGCAAACTACCTGAACCCGATGCCAATCAAACAAAGCTGGTGAAGGAAGTCTGGCGCCATGCTTTGAATAAAATCAGTCAGGATAATCAGCATAAAAACTACGTTATCGCAGAACTGATCATTCCACCTGAAACGGGAGGGTTCTGGATGCGAGAAATGGGGATTTATGATGATGCAGGAACGCTACTGGCTGTCGGAAACATGGCTGAAAGCTACAAACCAAAGCTTGAAGAGGGCTCAGGCCGGGCGCAAACAGTGCGCATGGTTATTATGCTTTCAGATATTGCTTCTGTCGATCTCACAATTGACTCAACCACTGTGATGGCTTCTCAGGATTATGTTGATGACAAAATTGCAGAGCATGAAAAGTCACGACGTCATCCGGATGCAACGCTTAAGGAGAAAGGGTTTACTCAACTGAGCAGTGTTACAGATAGTGATTCGGAATCGTTGGCTGCTACGCCCAAGGCCGTAAAGGCCGTAAATACTAATGCTAATGGAAGAGTACCCTCTACGCGTAAAATCAACGGACACCCTCTGTCTACTGACATTACTTTATCGCCAGATGATTTAGGCGCCTTTCCCATTAAAATTCGGGGACAGATTAAAGATGGAATGACTATGGCCGCAGCAAATCAATCAGGCTGGTGGCAGGTTGCCGTAACAAAAAGTGATACCATCTCAGACTTTCCGAAAAACAAAAATGGTGATGCTTTATATGCCTTTGGATTTTTATTTGTTAAAATAGAGGGAGACACTTGGCTTCAACACTATTATTCACATCATGGTGAAATTGCATATCGGCAAAACTGGACAAAAGGCCCTTCAACTGAGGTATCCTGGGTCATTGATTATAACTCAGCTAATATTCCCACCGCCGCTGATGTAGGAGCAGTGAGCAAAGCCGGTGACACAATGACCGGCAAGCTAAACTTGCCACAAACATCATCCTTTGGTGTTAATACTGAGAATATTTTGTCCGGAAGCTCAATTACTCTTGGAGATAATGATACTGGTATTCAACAAGAGGAAGATGGAGCCTTTTATCTAGTCGCTAATGGAATTAAAATTACAGAGATTCATCCTGAATGGATTACCGTACACGGTGATATTCACTCTACAAATGCAGTTTATTCTGGAAATGCTTATATGACTACTGACGGAAACATTTGGGGAACCAGATGGAATCCCTCCGGACAGTGGCTATGGGATGCAATTCAAGTAAATCTTACTGCCAGAGATAATGATATCAATAATAGAGCCACATGGGATTATGTAAACGGAACATTCTCCAAAGTATCAACTGCTGGGATGGGATGGCCCGGTTGGTGGAAATGCGCAAGCACCGGTTTAATTATTCAGTTTGGAAGCGTTGGAACAGGAGACGATCTTCGAGTTAATTTCCCAATCGGTTTTCCAAACGCCTGCGCTGCAGTATGTTTAAGCCAGAACAATTCTTATCATGGTGCAGATAGCACATCAAACATTAGTGCTACCGGAAGAGACCAATGGGGTTTTACTGCCCATGTCTACAAAGAAGAAATTGGCGCCGACTGGATTGCTATTGGCTGGTAAGGAGAGATAATAATGGGTTATTTTTATAGTAAAAAAACTGGTGGATTTTATCATGACTCAATGCGACATGATTATACACAATGGCCTGATAATGCAGTTCAAATTACTGATGAAGAGCACAGGAAATTATTATCAGGTCAATCCAAAGGAAAAATCATAACATATGATAACCATGGTTATCCAGTTCTATCAGATCCTCCAGCACCTTCTCAGGAAAATCTGATAGAAAAAGCAAGGAAAATGAAAAATCAACTAATGGCTGAAGTTAACTCAATCATATTGCCCTTACAGGATGCAATGGATCTTGATATTGCAACAGATGGTGAAAGAGAACAGTTGCTAACATGGAAAAAGTATAGGGTTCTTCTGAATCGAGTGAATATTAGGGAAGGTGCGAACAAG